ACTTGCGTGTCAGTCGGAGCAACACCGCTTAAAAGCTGGATCCACATCTTGGTGCCAGCAGTAACAGAATCGATTGCCAACATCTGACCAGTACCGCCTGACCAGCTTACTGCTTCAAACGCTGAGAACGTGCCAGTTCTAGCATTCAACGTGATCTCATGAGTCACACCACGGAACAAAAGACCGTTTAAACCGAATAAGGTCTCAGCAGTCCCATTGCGGGTGATGTATTTGGCTTTTTCGTACAGATCGTTAATCGCTGTTCGGGTGCCTTTGTCCCATTCAATATAATAGGCTTCGTCGATGCCGTTATTGTCAACATCAAGCTCAACGTACCCTTGAGTAGAGGCAGAACTATCCCAAGCTGCAACAGTTCCTAAAGCAGTTTGATTATTTAAGTCAGTTGCCCTAGATAAAGCTAAAACATTGTTCCCTCTGGCCGTGGAAGCGATTCCAAATTCTCCATAGCTGAAACCGAAATCACGGGTCAAGCCTAGTAATCTTCGGCCATCAACATCAGATCCGCCATCTCTGACTTTGATCATGAAACGATGAGATATACCGCCAGCAGCGCTTGAGTTAAGACCTAAATTTGCTGCGTTGTTGTCATTGTTCCACCAGTCATCTGCAATTACAGCGCCGTTCTGAATGACCTGAATATCAGGAGCATTACCGAAGTTTACAATGCCGTCATAGATCGTTGCGCCAGAGGTTTGGATAATAGAACCGTCATACAAATGCTCAGAAGCATTGTCATCGATGTTGTAAGAACCCAAGAGCGTAATGATGTTATCCGTAGAACGTGCTGACGGGTTTTCATCAGTAATGTCCAGTTCATCGTCACCTGCAGAACTTGCATCATCTGCAAAGTCTTGCAGCGCTCGGTGAAACTCAATGACCGTTGCGTATGACGGCGAAGCGCCGCCGTGATCATTGCCGATATATCTGATATTTCCTGTTGCGCGGTCAATTGACCAGTCTGTTGCTACAAATGCCATTGCTATTCCTTAAATTGTTATTGACTTCTGAACGACCAACCCAGAGAAAGATCCGCCGCTGTAATTTGTATAAAAAGCGTCTATTGGATTGCCCACTAATCTGTAAAGTGTTTTGCCGTCGTAATTATAGCTATAAACATCACCTTCTGCGATCGTTTCAATCAAAGTCGGCTCAGTAGTGTACCCAGTCGCATAATCAATCCAAGATTTCGCACCGCCACCAGAATAATACTGATTGGTCTGAGTAAATCTTATCCAATCCCCGTATTCATTCGGGCGCTGCTCAAAAGCTATCGCTCCATTCTGGATCTTATGCCGTGGGATACGTCCTGGCTTACCATCTTGGCCTTTCTTACCTTCTGGGCCTCGTTCGCCTCTGTCCCCTTTGTCGCCTTTTTGACCCTTCTCACCGCGCTCACCTTTCGGGCCTTGCTCACCTTGCACACCTTGCAAGCCTTGTGACCCTTGTGCGCCAGTTTCACCTCTTGGACCTTGGATTCCTTGTTCGCCTTGAGCACCATCACGCCCAGTAGGGCCTTCTATGCCTTGTAAGCCCTGTTCGCCAGTCTCTCCCTTATCTCCAGGAATGAGCTTAAAGTCCCTAACAACCTCTATTTGTTCGTTTAGGGCTTCAAATTGCTCCTTGGCCTTTGTGTCAAGTCTTTGCAGTCGCTCAAGGAATACTGCAAGCGCTTGGTTAATCTTCAACAAAGCACCTTCGCAGACTTTCCGCTAAAGCTTCATTTAATCCGCGTTCGCCATCATCGACTTCTTCTTCTGGTTTCTCCTCTTTTCTAACTCCACCAAAAGGCTCTAGCGAGTATTCAATACCAAACTGTTCTGCCAATTGCTTATCTCTAGCAATCTGAGACAACAGTTCCTCGGTATCCATGCCGTATTGAGCAGCAACATGATTCAAAGGCAGTATTCCTGACTGAAGGCCAGCAATCGCAGCCGTCATCTCTTTCTGTGGGTCAACCCATGAAAAACCACGGCCTCTGAACTCTGCTGCTGACGAGAATCGGTCGTATTGCCGTAATGGGATGTTGAAGGACCCTACTTCCATTGCCGCCTCAAGCCAAGAGTCAAACAACGGACGAACAAAGTGCTCAACCACAAAAACCATAATGTTCTTATAGAAATCCCTTTCCTCTAATGCGCCTTGGCGGATAGAACTATAGGATGTTGCCTCCAAATCGTTACTAAGTGACGTATAAGACACTCCTAAACCGCTTGCTATACCCTTCAGTATAGACTTGTGGAAGCCGTCAAAGTCGTTGCTAGGGAACTGAGGATCGAATGCTTCGAACCCAACGCCGTTTGGTAAATTGTGGAAACTTCCTGGTTCGGCGGATATTATCGGACTATTGTCCTGATAATCATCTGCAACAAATCCATCACCGCCAGGAGACGTAAAGAAGCCCATTTTTGACGCGCCAATACGCGCATTTACTACCGCAGCTTCCCTAAACGCACCCAACTGCTTAATTGCAGGAATAGCAGGAGCAAGCCAAGGCTCTCCTCGCGTCTGACCTGGACGCAATTGCTTAAACAGATGAATGACGTTATCTGCTGGTATCCTTTGATACTTAGCTGCCTTGGTGTTATTCACATAATCAAAGTCGCCAGGATGATATTGCAATAAATGATAAGCAACTGGACGCTTGAACTTGTTTAGCTCAATTCCCATTCTGATTTCGTTGCCGTTATCTAGCTTCTTGTTTAATTGATCGTCAACCTGGTCAGCTTCAATGAACTCAATTGCGAAACTATCCTTAAACTGTGCGTTTCTATGCTTAATAATGAACGCTTCACCATCTTTAGCCATTAATTCAACAGCCAATTTCTGCATATCTATCCAAGAAAGCTTGCCATCAACGCTACAATTGCCGTATTTACCCCACATTTTAAACGCGGATTCGACAGCCTGATTCCCTGATTGATCAAGATTTCCGACCGAATCTAACGCTTTAGACTGGTATTGGATGCCGTTTTCGCCAATGATATTGACCTTTAACAGCTCAAAATAGCGTCTAACGTACTCATTATTGATCGAAAGATCTCTTGATCGGTTACGCAGAATCTTTAACGCAAACCGTAATTCGCTATCAGCAGATCTTTCTGACGTTTGAAAGTCAGCAAACAGTCTACCAGCGTTGACGCCAGCATAATTCCTTCGGGAAATAGCCTTGGGAATCTCTTTCCGCTTAAAAATGTCGAAAAAAGCCATTAAAACCTCACCTTAATTGTTGCGCCAGTGTCTCTGTTTTGTTCACCTTCCAATCTTGCCCGTTGCGCTGCAACTTTCTTCGCAAAGTAATCTTCTGCCTCGGTCAATTCAGCAAATGTCATTTTTGTCAACGATCTGCCAGCTATAGAATAGGAAGATACATCTGCATCAGCCTTTCCTTGTATCAAAGATCTAAGTTTCTCTAGCGTTATCTCTTCATGCGTCCGTGGATCGGACATATTCAAATCAAGATCAGCGACTACCGTAAGATTATGCCCTCGCTCTAACGTGTATCGTTCGCTGTCAGAGTTCCTGATGACATCTAACTGCCAATGATAGTCACCAACGTTCCATGTGTCAGTGACGGTAGAAGAAGCTTGAAATAAGTAGTGCGTCGTTGCGTTAGTAGCAGTAATCTTTATCTCATTACCACCGCCAGCAATTCGACCAACAAACTCCATTGTATATAACGTAGGATCATAATTAGCAATCAGATCAGATCGCTTGAATTGAACAAAGTCTCCAACGACTATCGAAGTAGGATAGCCTTCTGAGACAGTATTGAAATAATTTGTAGCCATTTATTCACCGCCATGCGTTGAGCCAGTTCTTATGCTCTCTCGGAACAAAAGGACGCTTTTTTATAACCTCTTCATCAGGTTCAGCTTTGACCTCGGTCAATTTTGCCTGAATTTTGTCTGCAATGCTATTGACAGAGACATTTATTATACTATAGGCGGCTATACTATAAACAAAACAATCTAAACATTCATTCCTCGGACGAATTTTCTGAAAGACCCTTTTCTTGAAGCCTCTGACAAAGCGAGTAACAATCTTTTCGGCTGTTAGTTGGCGGAAATACTCTTCATTCAACTCGTCGCTAAAATGCACATATCCCGCTCCAGGCTCTTGTATACGCAATCTAGCGAACACCAAGTCCTTAATAGTGTCAACTCCGATAGGAAACAGTCGGCATTTGACAATGTTATTCCTTGTTGGCTTGCCAGCAATAGCCCTGCCGTCTCCGCCCACACCTTTTATAGCAAAGATCCTTCGTTCAAAGTTCCTGTGGCAGTATTGATAAACGCTGTTAGTGAAGTGACCGCCAGAATCTACCGCAGTAGCCTTAACTAGAAGAGACCTTCCGTCTTCAGTCTCAAAGGTTCTGTTTAGCTGAGAGTCTAGTGCCGCCCAAAGCTGAGGCGTTGATGGATCCCCTGGTAAAACCTCATGGCCCAAGACAAAGCTGGTATCGTCTCTACCCCATCCTACGAAAGTCAATTCTATTCTGTCGTCCTGTACGTCTGCTCCAACAGTTATGATGATTACTTCTTCTGGCACTTTCTCAAAATGCTCTCTGCGCTGGAACAAATTCATCTCATCGACCGTGACCCCTTCATCAACCCAGGGTTCTGCTAAGTAGGTATTGGTCCATACCTTTAACTGTTCTGGGTTCTTCTTTACCGATAAGAATTCCCTAACGCCGTCAGAAAGCGCTGTCCAAGGAGAATAGAGCCCAGAGATCTTAAATCCAGCAATACCCTTAAATTCTTCGCCAGCTTGCCATTGTCCGTTCCTGACAGACCATCTGCGATCAGCATCAGTCCACAAGCTTGAGCACTCTTCACACATATATCCAGCAGTATCAGGATCGCTATCTACCCATCTCACGTTGGCCCAGATTAAAGTCTGATAATGCTCGCAATGCTTGCACGGGACGTAGTATTCCCTTTTGTCGGACTTCTCATAAGCGTCTTCGATCCTAGAGATGTCCTTGATCGTTGGCGTAGATACCGCAATGACCTTAGAGTTGTGGAATGTAGAGGTTCGTTTACGCGCCAGAGAAAGTGGATCACCCTCACTTCCTGCTGAAGCTGGGAATCGGTCAACCTCATCTGCGAGTATTATTCTAATCGGCCTACTAGCAAGTCCAGACGGAGAATTGGCGCCGACCAGAGAAAGACTGCCGCCAGGGTAGATCTTGTGCAAAGTCGTGTTATTGGAGTCCCTAGCCCGAGGATCCTTTACTTTCCCATACAGACAAGGAGTTGCCCTGAGAAGTCCATTAGCTATTCTGTCCTTTGAGAACGACTGCGCCATAGACTCCGTAGGCTGAAGCATCAGGATCGGACACGGATCGTGATCAATGTGAAAGCCGATAATGTTCAACAACGCTTCTGACTTGCCCAACTGAGCACCAGCCATCACAACGACTTCTTTTACGTTGTAATCGGAACAGGCATCCATAATGCCTCTCTGATACTCAGCTCGTGAAGTACGCCAAGTACCAGCTTCCGCGCTAGTCTGCGAGTCTAGTCGCCTTTGACGGTCTGCCCACTCGCTTACGCTTAGGCGGGGAGGCGGCTTCAGAGTCAGCATCGCTCCCTTCAGATGCTGTTTTAGACTTGCTAGTCCTGCTCGCTGAAACTTTTGGGTCATAACTTGATAACTCTTCTAATGCTTCGTTTATGAAATCTGTCAGGATCTCTTGGACGGGACCAATTTCAGTCTCACTGGCGACAATAGGTGCTGCCTTAGACGGAATACTGGTCATTTTAGATTTGAGGTTAGATAAAGTGTCTACCCAAGCCTTCACTACGTCATCAACTATAACTAATTGATTCCTGACCTTCGCCAGCTCAAGCTCTGACAGTTCTGCCTCCGCATTCATCTTCCGAGTTCTTGCTTCGTCGTAAGATCCTCCGATCTTTACACCACCTGTAGATGCCATTTATCCTCCTGTCAATTGTTTTGATTATACAGTAACTCTTTCTGTTGTCATCATGAATTAGATTCAGTTTATTCTGTCGCTAGCCGAATTGCGCGCCGTCGAAATCCC